CTATTTTACAAACGATGGTAGGCCTAGCATAGGTCTGCCATCAAATTTGTTTTTTTCAGCAAATGGGCCGTTTACATGATTATAATGTAAGAATACTTGGCCACAAATGTTCCCGTCAAAAGGCTCTCGCCAATGTTCGAGTTCGCAACCACTATATACTAGCATATCACCTACTTCAAGCAAGACTTTTGTGCCTTTTGGAGCGTTGGGCTTATGTATGTTCTTATACTCATCTATGACGTTGTTAGACCCTGTACCATCGATAAATATAGGCCATGGATCTCCACCTAAGTTTAAAGTCGTGGATATCTCACAGCTCGGTCTATCTTTGTGTCTTCTTAATTCATCACCTTTTTTATATGCTCTAGCGTAAGAGTAAGTAGGTATTAGATCTAATCCTGTATGTTGTTTCATTACAGGTAACATTTTAACTAATAACGTGTCCATAACAAAGTCACCGTAACATGAGAATGTATTAGGTATTTGTTTATCGGTCCATGTTCCAAGTATCGAGGACTGTGAGTGTATGTTATTTTCATACATGAATCTTGTTGCATCTCTTTTAAGTAAAAAATAGTTAAGTATAAAATTAGCCATATCATAAGATAATGCTTTTTTAATTACTTGATATTTGTGATCTCTAAACATTAAACCCTTTCTGTAAAAAATTAAATGATACTGATATTCTTATTTCATTGCTTAAATTTGGTTCAACACAATGCCAAAGCCATGCAGGAAATATGATTATTCTACCCTCTTTTGGATCTACACGAACTTCTCTCCATAAATGTGAAGGTGGTTCTCCTTTATTTTCTTTTCTTTTTGGCATAACCATATGTGCTGCAGATCTTGGTTCATTAAATACTATCTGTCCAGAGTTTTCAGGTGCTTTGATATAATATACACCACTAAAATGAGAGTTTGGATGTAAGTGTGGTCTGTTATAACCACCTGGTGGATTTATGTTGGCCCACATATTACCTAAAAAAGGTTCGCTATCTAACCACTCTTCTTGAAATATCTCACTCTGCATTTTAAATAATTCATTAACTAACGGATTAAATACTGGTATCTCATGCATGTTGGTTGTGCTATGCCAGCCATTTACATTAGTTCGTTTAACTCCTTTGTCTTTATCAGCCCAGGCAAGAACTTCTCTCTCAAAAAGCCTGTTATCTAGATTGACATCTTTTGCATATATGATTGTTGGAAAGTATGCAGCTTTAATCATTATTTAAAAGGTGTGCCTCCAAACCACATAACTAAAGATTTTCTGTTGCCA